TCACATTTTAATGATTTGCTCAAAGAGCACTCATACGTTTTATGTCAGGATAACCAGAATCTTTTAGCTTAAAAAGCGGAGATAGGTCGACGACGTAAGGCACGAATAATGTGGTACCAGCAACGATGTATATTTCATCGTTAGAAAGGTAAGAATGTTTCTGGAGGAGACATAACCTTTCGTAAGGGCTCAGTTAAAGTCAAGAGCTTGACATAGGAGTCTGTAGGAACAGTCATAATAGACTGTTAACCAATCTTAATAATCTTAAGATAAGAATGAGATAGGACACTACCTGTAGAAAATGTAGCCTTAAGTTGAATACCTAAGGTCACACCATCGAGGTCAGTATCCCATATAACCTCCACAGCAGGGTTCGATCGAGACATAAAGAACCCGGTAATCGGTGAGACAGTAGTATCCGTTGCCATAGTGTAACCAGATACTAAACCAGATCCGGTTGAAGCACTACGTGCTATCTCTAAAGCTGCACCACTACCCGTTATATCAGTAGAAGAATTTGATAAACGGGTCGCGGTACGGATCATAAACACCCCAGATGGTAAAGTAATCGACCCTAAAGGTCCGATAGTAACACCAAGGTTATTATTTATAATAACGGGGTTATACTGCGCTTGAAATTGAGCGTAGTACGCAGTTGAGGTTGGATATACTTCACCGGAAAGGTTTGAAGTAATCTCAAAAATAGATCCGTAAGAGGCAAGAGGAGTCTCTAATACTGGTACACGTAATACACAGCGGTAGCGCACATGAAGTTCGCCAACCACCGTAGTATTCGTGCATCCAAATGTAGAGACATAAAGCGTCCCGATATCGTAAGTCTTAGGGTCAGTTCCAAATGGGATAGAACTAGTTGTACCTTGGAAAAGACGTACAAACTTAGAAGGCTGCTTACGAGCTTCGTCACAGTTAATACGTAATCTGATTTCTTCAGTACAAGGCATCCCATCAACATGAGGGTCAGTATCGAGAACCTGAACTTTTGATGTCGGAGGATTGTCAGTACAGTCGTAATCAAACGACAACATAACTTTTCCGGCCTGACCATTGGTCGCGAATTCTGACACTTCTCGACGATAATAGAATTCAAGTCGTTCGAAGTCGTACTTCTCGTAGAGAGAAGCAATCTTATTCGCCCAAGGAAAAGTATTAGACTGACC